CAAGAGTCTTTTTGGAATTTTGAAAATCTAGTCGGGATGGTAGGCGATGTAGCTACACAAGGAGCACAGCAAAGAGCTGTAGCTAAAGGGGCTATAAATTTTATGAGGATTCTAGGATACGATCGTACAGGTATGAACCTTCAAAAGAAACTTATATCTGAATATGGAGATACATACTTAAAGAAATACGGAAAATCTTTACAGCAAGCATTTATTGATGGGGATGTTGCTGATGATTTTCTTACCATGCCTCAGATAAAGAAGATGCTAGATGCGAGAAAGGCTGCTGATAAGTTCGCTAGATCTTCTTCTTCTTGGTATATGGCTTTAACTCAATCTTCTGATATAGTAGATAGTATGAAGGAGAATGATTTTAGTTCGCCTTATACTGCTGCAGCTACACTAGCTGCGTTATTAGGATTCAAAAAGATAATGGATTCTGAACTTGGAGATGTGGCTTTAAAGGGATTAGGTCTAGATGAAGTAAGTAAAGCAGTTAAGAAAAACCTAAAGCAATTAGCTAATGAGGGTCAAGCTTCTTTTGATGCAGCTAAAACTCAGACTGGAAAATTAGCTTGGATTAGACAAACGGCTGACAAAATATCCAATAGAGTTCAAAAACTAATGGAGA